CTTAGCGCGGCGTTTCTTAAAATCTTTAGAGTATTCGTACTCTACAAACTGATTGCCACCGCCGCCTGGTTTATAATCTGGGTCGGCAACTTCTGCGCCTTCATATTCTCCACCCTTGCCATCGGCAATAATAGGAATTCTAAAACCAGCCCTGCCAGCACGATAACGAAGAATAGTTCCTGCTTTAGGAAATCCATTAGAATCAGTAGATTCTTCTTTTCCGTTAGAATATTTTTTGCCGTTGTATTCTCCGCTAAATAAACTTCCATTTTTATAAAGAAGTCCATTTTTAAATTCATATTTATCAGTTGTATCTGGAGTTGTATCGGGAATTTCTTTTGCTATCGGTTGGAAAGGAAATTGCGATTGCACACCAGCAGGAATAGGAGCACCCATAGATGCTTCCTCGGCAATACGGAATGCAGCAGGATTAAAATTTGTAGGAATTGCAGGAGCAGATGCTAAAGCAACATCTGTAGCATAAGCGGCTGCATTACGCATACGCTTTTGTTCTTCATCTAAATATTCAAATGGTGTTGTTGTAGGAAATTGCGCTGCTACAACTCTCTCTCTTGCAAGACGAAATTTTTCTTGCTCAACAACATCATTATCTTCTAAGTATCTAGGCATTATCCCACCTTCCCCCACATCTTAAGAAGAGTATCTAGGAATCCAGCAGCACCTTCGTTGGCTTTCTTTGTAAAACGATACCTAGGGTCTGACCGAACCTGCATTAAGTAATCAAGACTTCCTGGCAATTTATCTCCTGAAATAGCAGCCTGAACATCTGGGTCAAAAATATCTACTTCACCTTCTGATAATTCTAATTCATTAGTTTTTGCTCTCATAAACTGACTGGCAATATCTTTAACTTTTAATCCGCCTTCAATATATGGTGCTAATGATTTATATAATGCCCGTGATGCCAACTGAATACTTCTTTGCTGTTCTTCTATAGAGCCACCAGGCAATGAGGCTTCCGCTGCTTTTTTCTTTAGGTCTTCATCGCTTAGTCTTACGCCATATTCAAGAGAATAACCTTTTAATTTAGTATAGTTATCCCCCATTTCACCGCCTGCATCTTGCAAATCTATTGGTTTTACATTTCTAATACCAGTAGAAATAATTTTATCTTTATCAATAGCGCCTTTGGTGATAAACTGTATACGCCATTCTTTAAGCAATGTAGCAGAAGGCATTTGATAGCCAGTGCCTATAGAAATAGTATTGCCAGTAATAGGGTCAGTTGTAGTAACTCTAGTACTTTTACGTTTTTCTTCTTCTGATTTTACCTTTAGCCAGTACTGCTCAGCAAGGGCATCTACATTATCTACAAGTTTTGGGTCGCCAACTTGAATTTGAACTTCCCGCATAAAATCAGCAATAGCATCTGCCTTTTTAGTAAAAGCGCTTTCGCTTGTACTTGTAGATGTTTTGCCTGGAACAACAAGTCTGCTTTGAATCCAACTATTAACATCATAAAAACCACTAGCATTTAATGTGCCTGCATTAACGTTACTAGCACCAGTAGAAAAGTTATCTGCACCTATTTCGCTAAGCGCTCTCCGCAAAGCATAAACAAATTCTGTATCTTTATCAGTTACTGGACCGCCTCGCAAAGATGTTGTAAACGCATCTTGAGAGCGGTAATAATTCTGTAATTGTTGTTTCCAATAAGTAATGTTATTGGGATTCTTTTTAATATTAGTTACAATCTGCTGCAACAATTCTTCACGAGGAACTACAATAAACCCTTGTCCATCAGGAGATGGCAAGATAACTATAGGCGTAGGTGTCTCGCCAAACTTTTCTATTTTTCCAGTAACATAAGGCGTCCCGCCTACTTTAGCGTCACCTTCTTGAAGATTAAAAGAACCGTCAGTAAATGATTTCCAGTCAGTTCTTACCGAACCAGATTTAACAACTGTATCAGATTCCAAAGACTCTACTGGAACTACAGCACCACCTGGTTGTGTAGCAGGCGAAGATGCACTGGGTGTTCCCACATTTAATTTTTGCCATTTAGCAATATCTTCTTCAAATAATGCCTGACCATTTGGCAAATCTTTGTAGTCTTTAATATCTGGTCTAGGACCACCTTTGGTTACAGGTTTGCGTGCCATTACTCACCAGGCTTTCTGACTACTTGAAGTGGATAGTCGTATGTCTTGTCCAACATTGGTTTAATAATTGCTGTCCAGGCTTGTCCTAAAATAGGATTTTGTCTAGCAATATCCTGATATTGAGAATACATAGTTTCTACCTGTTGGCGTAATTCTGTATCTCCCAAATATTGTCTAGCCACTGCATTACTTTCTGTAACAACAAGCAACTCAGATGCAGAACGAACCATAATTTTTAACAAATCTCTAGTATCTAAACCTACTTCTTTTGGAAATAGATTTTGATTAACAATTGTTTTTAACTCATTAAAATTATTTCTTAGTTCTTCTGTAGTTATAACTTTTTGCGTTTCTAATACGTGCTTCAACAAAGGGTTGCTTAACTTCAAGGCTTCTTTTTCTACATCAGCCTTTCGCATTATTTCAGTACGGTAATCTACAAAATTTCTACGAGGATTATTAGGGTCATTAAGTAGTCTTTCAGCCTCTTTATCATATTGAAAATATTCATATAACTGTTTAGCAACAGTAGTCTTTTCAATATAAGCCCTTAGCGCTGCATTATTATCATCAAACGGATTTTTACCTACAGGTATTAAGTCGGCTGCTTCCATATAGGCAATAACCCTTGGGTCATATTCACCGACATTAGGAGCAAATACCCAACTAGCATTAGGATATTGTTGTATAAACTTTCTATTCTTAACACCCCAAAGATAAGTTTCCATTGTATAGTTTAATGCTATAGGTGTTTCTCTGAGATTTTTAGGTACCTGAAATATTAGTTTGCCAGGTCTTTCTAAGGCGTGCAAAGAGACTGCCGTTGCATACGGGTCTTTAATAAAATAACCATTTTCCTGATTATAATCTAGTACAGCCCTAAGTATATCTCCATACTCTTTTGTAAAAGTTACAGTTCCATTATTTCTTAAATACTTAGAAATCTCAGGACTTCCCAATGCTAATGGCGAAGCAAACATTGTATTAAATCCAGCCTTTTGCGCTAACACGTTAGCAACTTGAATTCGCCATTCATTTAAAAACTCTTGCGCTTTTCCTGGGTCTACATCTCCCGTACTATTTAAAAAGTCTTCTGCTTTTTTAGGATTAATATATTGCATATAAGCAATAGCCTGATATGCAGCAATAGCACCTTGATTATCCTTGTACTCTCCATCAAGAGATTTAAAGAAATTATTTATAGCAGGCGGAATTAATGAACGCCAAATTGTAGTGTCATCGGAAATTTCCCCCAACAAAATGTTATCTATTGATAAACCAAACTGAGCAAGTTCTGGACTTTGTTGACTTAGGGCTAATTTACCTACTAGAAAATCTCTAATACCTATAACTGGTAATCCAATATTAGGACCTAACAATGTATAAACACCAGAATTTTCCATAAGCGATGGATTCAAAACAGATATTTTCATTGTATATTGATTCCATTCAACCTGTTTAAAGAAACCCCAATAAGGACTATCTTTAATAGATTGACCACGTAAACCATCAATACCTATTTTACCTGCAGTAATTAAGCCTTGAGGAGTTCCAAGCATTACTATTGCTGGTGCTATGTCTTGCCAAAAGACTCCATCGTTAGGAATTACTACATATGTATTGCCGTCATCATCTGTATAAGTAATACCAGAACCATCGGTAGCGTGGCTTAAATGACCTATTCTATAAGGAATAGATGCAGGATGTTTTAGCATCCAACGCAAACTTCTCTTGGCAAAATCTTCAGTAGCACGAATAAAACGCCCAACTATTCGCATATTAAATGCTAACTGAGAACGCAGTGCAGGATTGTCTACATACTTTAACATATCATTTGCTGCGTTATATCTTGCCTGATTAGCCATTACAGCAGCAGATTGAACTAAAGCATTTTCTCTGTCAACACCCTGAGAAACAAGATAGTTAGTATACAACTCTTCATTTGCTTCTAACTTTTCTCTTTCTTCAAGCACTTTTAAGAAATAAACATCAGAGCGTGTGAGGTCGTTGCTTGTGCGGTCCATCGCTCTAAATCCTGTAGCAATAGCATTTGTAGCACGAGACTTGACATCACCTGCTTCTTTAGCAACTTTTAAGACTTCAGGAAAAGCAACATCTGTTTTAATCTCACCTTTAATCACAAAGCCTTTTGTTGCTTCTTCAAATTCTTCCCAGTTTAACTTTCCAAATATTGTGCTCCAAGAAGTTGCTTCACGATAATATTTTTGCCTTCTTGCAAGTTCGGCATCACTAACTACTTCTTTGACACCTGCACGCTCACGCTTTGCTATTTTATAATCAGAAATTTCTTGCGCTTTAGAAATTTTTTCTACAGTTATTTCTGCTTTTTTACGCAACAAATCAACTAGCGCTTGATTATAACCTGAACCTCCGTGAAAAATATAGCGCATCTCAATAGCCATATTTTTAATAATTATTTTACTTATTTCTTCTTCAGATTTTCCAGCAGCACGAAGTTGTTGAACTTGTCCAAAGTCATCGTTTATTTTAATTGCTTTAGCAATGCTCTTAGCAGTAGGTTCTTTTGTCCAACCAAACCAACCCATCATTGTATTTACAAAACCTTGAACATCTTGTTCGGTTTTTAAAGCATTGTAGTTCATAAATATACGAGTAGGCTGTACACCGTACTTGTCATTTTTTGCAAATAACTTATAGAAATAACTGTATTGAGCAAACTGTCTTTCAAATTCATTTAATTTATTTGCTTTTACCAAATACGGCTTAGATAAGACTTTAAGTTCCAAAGAATCAAATGCCTGGGTCAAGGGACTTTTACCATAAATTTCTTTAGCAAGTCTTGTTGCTGGTGCAAGTGAATCGCCATAAGTAGAAGCAACTGATGAACCAATTATTGCATCACTTACGGTATCTCCTTCTAGCATAAAATGCTCAGCAAACCGTTGTTTTTCTTTTGGAGAAAGAACTTTTCCATATTTAGCAATTGCTTCATCCACCAAAATTTCTTCTGGCGGTTTGCCAAAAAATTCTTCAGCAGTTAAAAGTTCTTTTTGAATTATTTCTTTGCCTGTATCAGGGTCTCTTAAAGGAATTTCTACCATTTTCATAGAAGTTAATTCCTTGCGTTGTGCAGCATCTGCAAATTTAGCAGGGTTCTTGCCAAACAAATCAAGCAATATTGACTTTACAGGACCTTGGAAACTAGTGTCACCCTTAATAGCAACATTAATTGCGCTTAAGGCACGACCTTTACCAACAATTCCATTAATCAACAAATCAGGACTAGACACATTCGCTAAAACCGTGGCTTCATCAGTTGCGGTTTTAACACCAAGTTTAGGAACAAGATATAAAAATACTAAACCGCGGTTTACCATTCTAGATATTTCATTGTTGGTAGAACCAGTCCACCACAAATAACCAAGTTTCTTAAAAATATTTTTATATGTTGTGGGACCATATTTATATTCAGTAGAACTTATGGCTCTTGTTCCTGGCTTACCCATACTGCCATAGACTTTTTGCAGTATGTCATCAAAATCAAATAACGTAATACCATCTGTTAGGTGCATAAATGCACTAGCACCTGGTGGCAAAGTTTCTACGTCGTTAAGATTTTTAAATACATCTGGGACATCTTCTAAATAATTTGCAACGCTGGCTAATTCAGAACCAATGTACCTAGAATTTAAAATGCTCTGTGTTAGTTCAACACCTGCATTTGTAGAACTAGCACCTGCTATTTCTTGTAAGTATAATTTATCCAAATTATACATTATATTAATTCGTTCGTTTCTAGTTGAAGATTTATATAACTGAGTTATAAATTCAGCACGTAATCTATCCCCAGTAATAAGACGTGCGTACCTTCTTAAGTTATCTAATCCCTTATCAACAAGAGCATCTGACCAAAAAATTTGACCACGAGAAGTTGGCATTGTTGTAAATAATTCACCAAATAATCTATTGACATTTTTAATGCCATATTCTTTTGGTCTCGTAAGGCTTTTTAGTAAAGTCTCACTCTTAACAATTTCATCCAACATTTCTTCGGGTGCACCAGCAACATCCAAAACAGGTCTAGCCAAGATTGTTTTTTCAAAATCAGTCCAAGTGTCTATAACTTCGTTAGGCATCGGCTTAGCGCCTATTACTACACCAGTATCTAAACCTTGAAATACTTTAGCATTAAACTTTCTTAAATTGTTGACAAATAAATTTTGACGTTTTTGTAAAGCAACTACGCCTTCACGGGCAGTAATAATATTATTTACAGTTCCATTAACTAATGAGTTAACATATTGACCCGACTTAAAGAATTCAAAGTAAGTATCCATATCAGTAATAGGAACTTCTTTGTCACCTTTAACAACAGTGCTTTTCATTAGCAAGCCCAACCACGCATCATCATCATATTCGGGATGGTCTAATGATATTTTTACTCTTGCAGCACCAGCCGCAGTTAAATCTTTATTGTCTAAAGCATTTCTATAAATATTAAGGTCATTAATAAAATTATTGTTTTTAATAGAAAATGCAGGGTCTGTAAATAATTGCTCAACACTTCTTATCAATGCTGCAGCATTTGCAGCATTTTGTAACTCTGCTGCTGTTTTAGCAGAAGCAGTAAGAGCCATACCTCTTGAGCCGCCAAAAGTAACATAAGTCAAAGGGTCCACTACCCCAAGTGCAACTATATCTAAACCTATGCCTGGGTCTCCATACTCGTCAGGTTTAAATAATTTTTCTGTAACAAATTCACCATATTTGTTTCTTGTTACATTTCGCATACCTCCAATACTAAGAACAGAGGCAGCAATAGCCTCACGCAAAGTATCGGTTGCAGTTGGTTTTTCTTTTAACGGAGCAAATCTTCCTGCCCAATCAACAATTCTACTTCCAAGATTTATTTTCTGGCGAGAATAACGGTCTGCAATTTCATCAAATTCTGGTGTTCCAAATTTAGAATATATCTTAACCATATCTTCATCAATGGCACCGTATTCCCGAAAAATTTCTAATTGATTTTTCCCATCAAGAATACCTCTTACAAATACACCAGTTGCTTTATTGTAAAAATTATCTAATTTATCTGTTTCTATTTCGTTCCATTTATTGTAAGCATTCCAACCCGTAGTCCAGTAATCAGGATTACTTACTTTTTCAAAAGCATCTGGTCCGCCAAAAAGACTTAAACCTGCTTCTCTAATTTTTTTGCTAAACTCTAAAGCATTAAGGGCAGTATTTTCCACAGCCTTTGTATAAGTTTCGGCTGCTGAAACAAGGGTCGGTAAAGGTTCTTTAAGTAATTTTACTATAAATAAATTTTTTGTGAATTTACTTAAAAATCCTTTTTCATCAAGTTTGGCATACTCAGCCTCTGGGTTGAAGTCAATTAAAGCCTTTTGTATTGTTGGGTCTAGGGCATTAAAAGTATTTCTTGCATTATTTATATCAGGGTCAGTCATTAAAAAAGTATTAAGGTTAGTTAATCTAGCCATACCATTCCAACGTGCAGACTCTTCTGGTGTAAATGCACCAGCATTTCTAACTTGAATCATTTCTGGTGTATTTTGCAAAGTATCTAAATCAATAGTTACTGGAATAAAACCTTGGTTTGACATAGGTTATCTATTCATTCTGCTATAAAGAAATTCGGATACTCCTGTAGTGTCGTACTGCATAGCCTTTTCTATGGTTGTTAATGCTGATACTGGTTGTGGAACAACAGATGATAATCCTGGTGTAGTAAGGTCATAATCTGCACCAGAAGAAATAGGTTCATTTTTAAACTGAGTTGGCATAGTAAAGTCTACAATTGGTGGCAAAGCACGTGGTGTTTCTACAGCAGCCATAGGAGCACCTGATTGTTGGTCAAGAACTTCTTGTCCTGTTGTTTGTCCCATATTGGACATACCAGAAATATATCTAACAGGCTGTTTGCTAACATTTAAATCAGTTCTTTTAGATTGAGAACCAATTCCAGAAACCTGCTCTCTAATCTCTGCCATTAGTCTTCGTCCTCTTCATCTAGGTATTTTTTAATTTCATCTTCGGTAGGTGCTTTGTATTCAACCCAATTTGGATAAGAAGTTTTATCCATAACAAATGACAGCGCTAAATCTGATTTAAATCCAGCCTTTAGCAATGAGTTATAATACTCATTAAGCCAAATGCAATACATTTCTAACGCCGTATATTCTTCATTCTCAACAGTGCGTGGCTTACGCTGGCGTGGTTGCGGTTTCTTTTTACGCGGCGCCATAATTACCTTTGAGTAGAAGTTCTTGCGCTCGCACTTGCTTTTCCACCTAATGTTAAATTAGATAATAGCGTTTGCAAAGACGGAGGTGCACCTTCAACGGGAGCGCCTCCTGCCAGCGCAGCGGGAGCAGGGGACGGTTGCTCAACCTGTGGAGCACCAGCAGGAGGTAATTCTTCAGGTGCAAAAACTTCTTCTACTGCGTCTTCAATCGGCACACCCTTCTGGCGTGCTTTGATAACGTCAGCAACCTTCTTGATTACCATTGATGGGTCCCCACCTTGCACTGCCATTTGTGGAATGGCTTGTGTATAGGCTTGCAAAGATTGAACAAGCGACTTACGCATATTCTCAATCTCAATCTTCTCTTGCTCCTGTGTTACGTTAATGCCGAACGGCAACTCACGCATAGCAAGGTCTGTTGAAATCAAACCTCCACCAAGTGCTTGCAACATAAAAATAAGACCCTGTGCTGGGTTAAGTCCTGCCAACATTCCATAGCGAACATCGGCTGAGTAATCTTTCTTAATATCCTTAGATGGCTTATACGTAATCTGGTATGGGCTACCAGCATCTACACCACGGATAGTCTTTTCATAATCAAAAAACTTCTCGTCTA